AACGATTGCTTAATTGAATATTGTATACAATGTACAGCATACAATTAAACGATTGCTTAATTGAATATTGTATACAATATACAGCGTACGATTAAACGATTGCTTAATCGTTTATTGTATTTTATAAAAACAATGCACGTTATGCTTGATTAATGCACGTTATAGTGTTATAATAGAATTAACAAATGAAAGGAGAAAAAAACATGAAAGGTTTAACAAAACAAGAGCTTGAGACATTAATGGAAGCAGAGAACATTTTATTTTCGTATTTAGACGGTGAAGTAATGGAAATTTTTAATCAATCGGCTATAGCGTTATATAAAGCTATTAGAAAATACGTAAAGTTAATGGCTAAAGAGAGTGAATTTGATAATGATAAAGCTGTAGAAACGTATGTTAAAAGCGACACAATAGCATTAACCAATTTATATAGCGAGAAAGTTGGTGAATAACCCATGGGAGAATGGATAACACACGCACAAGTGCGCAAGAGGTTTCAAGATCATTTTTGTGAGTCGCTATATGACCATCCTGAACTTGTAACACCTGACACGGTTGTTGAATACGAAAAAATGAGAGACATAATGAAAGAAGAAAACGGTACAGCACTTTCACTATGCAACACAACATACCGAACTAATTTACATTATGCTTTTTTATACATCACGAAAGCAAAAACATATGATAACGGTAGATATTATGTTGCGTATATAACAAACGATCAGCGGATTGATGTACCGATTAGTAAAAGTTTAATAAAGGAGATTTATTCGTGTTTAGAACAAAAATTAAAAGACTATTAAAGAACCTTATAGTGTTAATTTCATTAACTTTAAATATGTTAGTGTTAGCAATGCTTGTTTACGGTATCTTTTACGGAATGGCAGAATTAGTGAACTACTTCGTTCCGTTGCCGTAAAATTAACACAAATGTTTCACGTGAAAAATTCGCAAAAAGTGAGGTATAATAATGAAAAGAGAAAATGTAGATGCAATCTATAAAGTAATGTTTGTGAAGTCCGGGTGTAGTTACACAGCGCGTGTAGTAATTCCGGCAAGTGCTGTCTCCGATTTGGGGATAACTGAGGGTGATAAAATACAGTGGACAAGAACGGTTGACGGGTTACTATTAAAAAAGGTCGGTGATAACAGTTGACGGTTAAAGAACAATATAAGCGCGAATACCGAAACTATCTTCGGCGTGTAAATAGAGCGGTAAAACAGGGATATGTAGTTGACGTTGTTGGACGTGTCAAAAAACCTACAAGAGCGTCCATCAACCGATTAAAACAGCAGACAGGTGAAAAGATTAAATCAAAGTCAGATATTGTTGATGTTGAGACAGGTGTAATTTTAAAACCTATTAAGAACAAAAAGAAACGTCTTGCACAACAGAGAAAAAACATCAAGATATTAAAAGCAGATTTACCTACTATTGACATAGTGATTAACGATAACTTACCTGTTCAACAAGATTTAGGCATGTATGAGGGTATTTTACCGCCAACAGAAAGTTACGAGCAAATTATAGATAATTGGTATCAACAAGTTAGAGAATCGTTCTATTGGTACATTGCTCAATTCATTGAGTGGCAAACCAATAGATTGATATACGGCAAATCAGAAGAAACACGAAAACGTTTTGCTTATGTGTTATCTCAACATCCTGATATATTTCCTGAGCCACCATATGAAACAAGGGAGGCAATCTTAAATAGTTTTAACGAAATAGCGCGCATGATGGAATTAGCGGCAGACAGTGAAGCATACCAAGATTTTCTGTCTATGTATGACGGTGTAGAAAGTGAGGAATAGACATCTGTATGTAATGGTGGAGATATTATGGCAAGAAAGAAAGAGATAACATATTGGGCGTGTGACTTTGAGACAACCGTGTGGACAGATGAGATGGTGGAACAAGTCGGACATGAGCAAGATTATACTGAGGTATGGGCGGGTGCTGACGTTGCACTATATGATGACACTGAGTGTGTAACAATCACACACAGCATACGTGATTTTCTAACTAGATTCTTACGTATGTCAGGAAATAACGTTTTATTTTTTCATAACCTCTCTTTTGACGGGTCATTCATTGTGGATTTTTTGCTCCGTGAGGGATACACACACACAAGTGTGAAAGACAGTGAAATGCGGACTAGGCAATTTAAAACATCTATTTCAGCCATGGGTCAATGGTATTATATTAAGATTAAATGGTCGCATACATTACTAGAAATAAGAAATAGTTTAAAGCTTATGCCGGCATCTTTGAGAGCAATCGGGGAGTCATTCAAAACGAAACACCAAAAGTTAGAAATGGAGTACACAGGCAACAGGCAAGCCTATTGTGATATAACGCCGGAAGAAGAGGAATACATAAAAAATGACGTTCTTGTGTTGAAAGAAGCTCTCGAAATGATGTTCAATGAGGGGCACGACAAGTTAACGATTGGCTCATGTTGTTTGTCAGACTTTAAATCTCGTTACACAAAAAAGGATTTCGATAGACTGTTTCCCGACATACGTGATGACCCCATGCATTTTGAATTTACAGGTTATAATAACATGTGGGAATATGTACACAAATCATATTCCGGCGGTTGGTGCTACGTGAATCCTAGATACGCACACAGAACTATAACATTAGGGAAAGTATATGATGTAAATTCATTGTACCCGTCTATGATGCACACTGTTTCCGGGAATTACTACCCTTACGGACGTGGTCAGTATTGCTTAGGTGCACCACCTGATCATATGAACAATGAGAATGATTTTTATTATTTTGTTCGTTGTAAGTTTCGGTTTCGGCTAAAGCCGGGGGCGTTTCCGTGGTTGCATATCCGAGGTAACGCACACTATAAAGGAAACGAAAATCTGTACACCTCAGATATACGGTATAAAGGACAATATTATAGATATTATTACGATAATGACGGTAATGTTTGTGATACATTACACGAGTTTGTACTGACTAAGACAGACTGGATGTTATTGCAAGATACTTATGACTTGTATGATTTACAGATTATTGACTATGTGTGGTTTTACGCTCGTCCGGGCATGTTTGACGAATATATTGACCCGTATGCGGAAATGAAAAAGAAAAGCAAAGATTTTAAGCGAACACTGGCTAAACTTTTCCTCAACAACTTATATGGCAAGTTCGCAATGTCAGATGATAGTTCATGGAAAGAACCATATATGTCTGATGATGGAATCGTCCGTTTCATATTGCACGAGGAACATGAAAAAACTGTGGGTTATATTCCTGTCGGTTCAGCTATAACATCATACGCGCGAAATTTCACGATCAGACACGCCATAGCCAATTATGATCGTTTCTGTTATGCAGACACAGACTCTATTCATTTGCAAGGTTTAGAGCCGGCTGAAATGGTTGTTGTTGACCCTGTTGAGTTTTGTTGTTGGAAGAATGAGTGCGATTTTGATTTCGCTTATTACGAGCGTCAGAAAACATATGCAGAACACGTTATAGCAGAGGATGGCAAGGAGTGTAAACCTTATTTGAACTTAAAAGCGTCAGGTATGACGAAACAAGCGAAACAGGAGTTTATTGACCGCGGATTACCGGTGTCTGCGTTGCGTGAAAATTTGCAACTAGAGGATGTCAACTTAAAGGGCGTAAGAATCAGAGGTGGAATATTGTTGAAAAATAAAACATTTAAAATACAAAAAAGTGTTGACAAAAAAGTTAATCCGGTTTATAATGATAATGTAATCAAAATGAATGGTTAAAAAAAGAATGGAGGTTAATATTATGATTACAAGAACAAATATCATAGCAGAAGTTAAAGCAGAAGTAGTGGAAAAAACAGATCATGGGATTCAGTCAAGAGAAGTTGAGGTTTCTATTGAGAAGTGTACTTCAAAAGAAAAGGCTGAGATTGCATTGGGTAAAATGTTTAAAAACGCTATTATTCAGGTGAACGAGTGCTTGTTCTATGCAGATAAGCGTGTAATGAGCGAAAACGATTTTGTTGCACACTCAACATTGAAAGAACATAAGGCACTAACGCCGGAAGAGGTTGAAGCAGTCAGAAATTCAAGAAAGAGAGGTAATTAATGATGTTACACAATATTACAAAAATGGACATGGCAAATGTAGGTTCAGGACTTGGATTCAAAGACGCAGTGGAGCAGGGCGCAGAGGGTGTGCTTGATGGTTTCGGTATCGTGGAATCTGAAAGGGTGAACGAGGAAACAGGAGAACTGGAAAAAGTTGCAATTTCTGTTGTAAAAGTGAATGGACAGCTTTTCACTGGCGCATCGAAAGTTATCGAGGGCAGATTAAAAAATCTGAATGCAATCGTTGGAGACAGTAACGATGTTGAAGAAAAGAAGATCAGCGTAAAATTTGAAAACATTAAACTGGCAAAGGGTAACGGAACAAACCTCATTGTAACTAGATATGATGAATAAACAGAAAGGACGGGAAACCGTCCTTCAATTATATTCAGATGCGAGATGTTTCACGTGAAACATCACATAGAAAGTGGTGGCTACATGATTAACATAGAAAAATTAGATATGACTATTATAACCATCGACACATTAATGCACATTATCAATGACCCATGCATACGATCTGTAACACCGTACACAGACAGAAAAGGATTACAATGTTACAGTGTTGTGACAGCAGGTGGAGAAAGGTATAAGGTGTTTACACATGGAAAAGTATTATGATTGTAATTACCTATTAACTTTAAAAGACCGTAACGGAAAAAACCCTGATATATACATTGCAGACGGAAACCGAACAGCAGGAAAAACAGTGTCGTTTAAACGCAGGTTAATAGATACGTTTTTGAAAGAAAAGACTGACGTTAACCAGTTTTATTTGATTTACCGTTATAAAACAGATATGCAATCTATGTCTGACTCGTTTTTTACCGATATTCGCCGTTTGTTTTATAATGGTCACAATATGACGGAGAAGAAATTGTTTGACGGTGCTGTGGTGCAGTTGTTGTTAGATGACAAACCGTGCGGTTGGTGCTTGCCACTGTCATTATCAGGAAAAATAAAGCGAATGTCTTCTATTTTTGTGCAAGTTGCTCACGGGTTTTTTGACGAGTACCAAGACGAGTCTAACAATTATCTGCCAAACGAAATAGATAAGTTAATGTCTATACACACTTCTATCGCGCGTGGTGATGGAAAGCAGAGTCGGCGCGTTCCTTTATACATGGCGAGTAATACCGTATCAATTCTTAATCCATATTATCAGGCATTGGGAATTAATAAAATGCTAAAGCGTGACACAAAAATATTGCGAGGGGATGGTTGGGTCTACGAAAGAACCTACAACGAGAACGCAAGTAAAGCTTTTGAGAGTTCAGCTTTTAACCGCGCATTTTCCGGTTCGAAATACTTTTCACACGCGTCACAGAACGTATATTTGAATGACAATGACGCGTTAATTACACGACCGTCCGGATCATCTGAGTATATACTTTCGATACGCTACAATGAAGTATGGTACAATGTCAGGAAATACAGCAGTTGCATTTACGTGTCAGAGGGGGCGGACGAAACATTCCCACGTCGTGTCTGTTTCAACTACACAGACGTTGTTGACGATCGCGCAGTGATGGTGAACAGTAGTAACTATATTATTACAGCGTTGCGAAATTATTTTCACCGCGGTTTGATGCGTTTTCAAAACCTCACTTGTAAAAATATGATGCTAGACATGCTATCTTTTTTATAGGTTGACATACATAATAAATTGTGTTATTATAAGATTGCTCCCCTCTTTGAGTAGAATCACTGACCACGCCCGGACGCGTTAATGGGCAAGTAGCCAACCGGGGTGGGTGGAGTAACGCACCCTTTGATTTATCTTAGAGGTCACGGGCAGAAAAAATAGCGGTTTCAACTAATTTATGATTGACACCGCTATTTTAATTTGCTATAATGTGTTTAACGATTAAGGCATTGCTTATTCGTTTAATCGTTTGTTTTGATTCATGTTTCACGTGAAACATCTTGATTCGTGTTTCACGTGAAACGTCACAGAGAAGGGAGTGAAGTTATGGACACAATTAACACAGTTATTAACGCTATTTCAATGGTCGGATTTCCGATTGTGTGTTGCGCTGTACTTATGTATTATCAGAAATACACACGTGACAAGGACTCCGAACAGCTCAAACAGTTGTCAGAATCTCACGCAGAAGAGATCAAGACAATGGCAGACGCGCTCAATAATAACACCCTTGTGTTACAGAAACTGTGCGATAAGCTAGACAGTGAGGTGAATGTGAATGAAAAAAAGTAAGGATCTGATTGCATTATTCCTCTCTTTTATGCTTGTTGTTGCACTACCAGTTACAGCTAGTGCTAATATGAACGGTATTGACGTGTCTAACTGGCAACGTGGAATTGACGTAACACAGATGCATGACGTTGAGTTCGTAATCGCAAAAGCAACAGAGGGTACAGGTTATGTTAGCCCTGATTGTGACAGAGTATATCAAGACGCAAAGAACAGCGGAAAAAAGACGGGTGTGTACCATTTCGCAAGAAAGGGTGACGCCATCGCACAAGCTAAGTATTTCGTAGATCACATTTCCGGTTATATCGGTCATTCTGTGTTGGTGTTGGATTATGAGGCATCCGCAGTCGATCAAGGTGTCGGTTGGGCGAAAGACTGGCTAGACGCTGTCTATAACATGACAGGTGTGAAACCCGTGATCTATATGTCAAACAGTGTGGTTCAGAGATATGACTGGTCGGAAGTGGCAAAGAATTATTCTCTATGGAATGCGGGGTATTATGCGGGTTATAACACAATCTATGGATTCATAGACAACCCACCATTACATTATGACCTTGGTGAGTTCTCAGGCAAGACACCACTATTCCAGTACACATCATCCGGCCGGTTGAATGGTTGGACGGGTAACTTGGACTTAGATGTGTTTTACGGCGATAGCGCAGATTGGGATAAATTAGCGGGTTATGTTGCGTCAGATAACTATAAACCGTCTGAGCCAAACCACAAAACAGAAGATCGTGTTGTGTATTACACTGTACAGTCAGGTGATACGTTGTCACGTATTGCACAACGATACAACACAACATACAAATATCTTGCTGAGCTGAACGGTATCGCGAACCCGAATTTGATTTACCCGGGGCAGGTTCTCACAATTTCGGGAGCGTATTCATCAAACACGAACACGGAAAGTGTCGCAACGTACACAGTAAAAACTGGTGATTGTTTATCTACCATTGGAAAAAGACTTGGTGTTTCGTGGCTTGATATTGCAAATAGAAACGGTATTCATTCGCCATACACTATTTTCCCGGGTCAGGTGTTGACAGTTGCGTCAAGTTCACAAGCATCAAATGTTTCACAGTATTACACAGTGCGGTCAGGTGATACATTGTCTGACATTGCATCACGGTATAATACGAGTTATCAGACGCTTGCTAAACTGAACGGAATCAAGAATCCGAATCGAATCTATCCGGGTCAAAGTATAAGGTTGTGGTGATATGCCATCTATCAACACAGCGTACACATGGATGATTAACGCGTGCAACGCCCCCAACATTGGATATTCTCAAAAATACCGGCGTGGACAGAATGTAAACGGGATCACGTATTATGATTGCTCTTCATTAATATCACAGGCATTAACGCAAGCCGGGTATTTTCAAGAAAATCCTTGGTTCACAACAGCTACCATGGGTCAGTATTTGCTAGACCTTGGCGCACAGCATTATAAAACAGATGCCGTGCCATGGCAAGCTGGAGACATTTTAGTTGTGCGTAACGCGTCACGTCAGCACACAGAAATGTGTTACGAACCTGCGGACAGTGGTGGTATTACAATGGGCGCGCACACCGCGAACGTCCCACTTGCACAACAGGTTTCCATAAATAGCTTTGTGACCGGGGTTGATTACTACACCGACCTCTATAGATTAGGAAAAGCCACAAAACTTAAATGGATTACTAAAAATGCATATCTCACAGAGGAAGAAATGCAGAACAATGCTTATGTGTTTTATTCTATCATGTGGGGTTATGGTTTTACTTTAAACGCTGTTGCCGGTATGCTTGGCAACTTTGAGCGAGAATCCAATATCAACCCAGGATTGTGGCAAAACTTAGATCAGGGAAATTATAGTCTAGGTTTCGGACTCGCTCAGTGGACTCCGGCAACGAATTACACGAACTGGGCGAAAAGTCAAGGGTTCGAGATTGATGACGGTGACGGGCAGTGTTTGTGGTTGGACACTCAGACAGAATCATCCGGTCAGTGGATTCCAACCTCTCACTATAAAATGTCTTGGTTGGAATTTGAAAAAGCTACAGATGAACCTGAGTATCTTGCGAGTGCGTTCCTAAAAAATTTCGAACGTGCCGGTGTCGAGGTTGAGGAAGAACGGCGAAAAGACGCAAGAAAGTGGTATGAATATTTAAAAAATTTTAACCCAAACAACCCACACCCGAAAAAGAAAAAGAAATCAAAATTGTGGTTATACAATATGCCACTATGGAAAGGAGCTAATAGAGTATGACAAGAGAAGAAGCGTTAACACAGATTATTGATGCTCTTGAAAATGTTGAGGAGTTTGACGAAGCTCTCACAACTTTAAGAACACCTACGGAAGATGAAACCACTTGGAAAGCAAAATATAATGATCTTGCGGAAAAGTACAAGACACGGTTCAAAGAGGAAATCATGGCACAGAATAGTGGAGCATTGGAAAAACCGATTGAAGAACCAATCACGCCTGAACCGGTAACTAAACTGGAAGACTTGGACTTTTCCGGGGAAACAGAGTAATGAAAGGAGAGACTAAACATGGCAACAAAAGCAAGCAATGTAGCAATTTTAAATGCAATGAGGTCAGAGTATGAGCTTGAAAACAGACTGCCTAAGGTGACTCAGAGCAATTTGTCTGAGATTTTCACAGCTATGATGGGTTATTCACAGGGTAAAAATCAGATTATTCCATCTCTACTTGAGAGAATCGGATTACAGACTGTGGACTCAACAGCTTGGAAAAATCCTCTTGCTATGTATAAAAAAGACCCTATACGGTATGGTATGACGCATGAGGAAACCTTTGTGAATATGTGTAAGGGTAAATTGTACGATCCACGTGAATCATACGAGGCAGCATTTCAGCAGTATCAGTCATACATCATGACCGTGTTCCACAAGGTCAATCTGAATATGCAGTACCCAGTTACAGTAACATTCGATAACTTGCGCTCAGCATTTTTGACAGAATACGGAATCCGCGATATGATGGGGATGAAGATGCAGTCAGCCGTATCCGGTGCGAACTGGGATGAATACAACGCTATGAAAGGTATGATTGACACTGGCTATACACAACAGATTTTACCGGCTGTTACTGTTCCGGCTGTTGTGGATGAAGCGTCTGCTAAGAGAATGCTTGCAGAGGTGAAATCCGCGGTAGATGAATTTAAATTCCCTAACCCGGCGAATAACATCGCGGGTGCGACTTCCACATCTGAACCGTACAGCCTCATCTTCATTACAACACCGAAAGTTAACGCACAGATTAGTGTTGACGCACTGGCTTATGCGTTCCATCTTGATAAAACACAGGTGGATGTTAGAACCGTAATTGTTGACAAGTTCGCGAACTCAGCGATTCAGGGTGTATTGATGGATATTAGATTTTTCAATGTAAGAGATCAGTTCCGTGAAATGAGCGACCAGAGACTCGCTAATGTGTTGGCATGGAATTATTTCTACACTATGGTGGAAATGATTAGTGCGTCACCGTTCTACCCGATCAGAGTGTTCACCACAGATCAGGTAGCTACACAGACATTAACTATTTCAGCGGAAGATGCAACATACACACCGGGTACAGTGGTCAATATTCCGGCAACCGTGGAAGGTGGCACAGGAACATATCGTCAGAAACTTTTGACTTACAGCGTCTCAGGTGCAACGTCTAAAGATACATATATCTTGCCTGGTACAAATCAGTTATACGTTGGTTCAGATGAAACTGCAGCAAAACTTGCTGTTGAGATTGTTTACAGACCTGATGATTCAGTGAAAACAGCCGTAAATTTTACCAAAGCGAGCAAACATTAATAAGGTAAGAAATTTATAGGGGGTAATAACATGATTCCAATGCCTACACAGGCGAATGTTGTGCCACGTGCACCACAAACACAATTAAGACTGTATAGAGGCGTTCCATGGGATAATTCGTATAATCACGTCAGATTGTACAACTCAACACAAGACTTGTTAAATCATCTTGAAAACTGGAGAGTTAACCTCTCCAGTGGATTGGATGAAATGTCACCAATCAGAGTTGGGTCACTCGACGTGAAAGTTCCATTCACTGAAATGTCTGCGCTTGATCTTAACTATTTAGCGTTCAACAACTATGGGTTACATGATGAATGGGTATTCTGTTTCATTACATCTATAGAGTGGAGATCAGAGCGTACAACAAGAATCATATTTGAGTTGGATGTGTTCCAGTGCAACTGGTACAAGCTGAATGTGAAACCTTGCTTCATTGAATATCATCACATTCCAAAAAGTCAGGACAGAATAGGTGCAAATCAGATTCCTGTGAATCTTGAATCGGGTGAGTCAGTAGTGGCAAATTCCTATCTATACCCGCTGTACAACATGGACATCTGTGTCTATGTTTCAGAGGGAACAACCGGAGAACCTTTTGACGGTTCGGTAGTTAACGGAATATATCGAACAGGGTCGCTCGGACATTACAGTGTCAAAGACGTGGAATCTGTAAACAACCTAATCAAACAATACACGGAAGAGGGTATTGTTGACGATATTATGGCTATATTCATGGCTCCTCAAATATGCATTAACGCGATAAAGGGTGATGGCTCAAACCGGGCAGAGTTCAAGTTACCGTTAAACAAAGGTGATATTTTCGGTGGTTATATTCCACGCAATAAGAAGTTATATAGCTACCCATTTTGTTATGCTATGGTGGACAATAATGAGGGTCAGGCAAATGTCTATCGATTTGAATTATCGAACAATGCCGACCACAGTATTGACTTTGAAATAGTTGGTGCAATGTGTACCTTACCACAGGTCTTAGTGTCTCCGTCAAACTATAAAGGCGTGAACCGGTTATTTTCTGAGTCATTAGTGATATCAGGATTTCCACAATGTGCTTTCCAGTCTGACACGTTCAAAGCTTGGGTTGCTCAGAATAAAGGCGCACTGGCTGTTCAAGCTACATCTATTGCGGCTGATTCCTTGCAAGCACCTGTTGGTGCTGTGACGGCTGTAGCTACAGGTGGAGCAAGTGCTGCGCTAGGTGGGATGCAAGCCACATCATCCTCAGTCAGTGCAATCCAAGGCACTATGTCATTATTGGCACAATTAAGAGACAAGTCTGTTGTTCCGGCTTCTGTTCATGGAAAAGCACTTTCTGAAAATGTAAATGTTGCTTGTTCACTAACAGGGTTCACTTTTTACGTGATGTCGTGTCAAGAGGAATTCGCACGTGTGATTGATTCATTCTTTGATGTCTACGGATATCCAATCAATAGAGTCGCAACACCAAACATACACAGTCGATCAACATGGAATTACGTGAAAACAGCCGGGTGTGGTTTCACAGGTGCGGTTGACTTAGCGCAATTACAACAGATTAGAGCTATTTTCAATCGGGGTGTTACACTATGGCACACAGATGACATAGGAAACTACTCACTCCCAAACAATTAGAAAAGAGGTGACAATGTGGGAACAGTGAAAAACCCGTATCGGGTATACGAAAAGAATATAAATCAATCATGCAACGAAAAAGATATCGTTGAATTCTACTTTTTTAACAGTATCATGAACTTGTTTGTTAATCGTTTCAAGTACACAGGGTTACCTGAATCAATTGAGCCATTCTTTATTGAACGCGTCATGTTTTTTTATGGTTTAGGTTCATTCATTCATGACGATGTTGTAGATGCTTTCGCGTTCATGAAAGTGAACCTTTCCGGCATGTATGATATATACAACGTCCCGGAGGACAGATGGGCGTATGCAAATAACGGCTACATGAAAGAATACGGAAAAGAGAACTCCGTTATCATGTGGGATTCAGCGACCGCATTTCCGTATTATTACACCGCTTGTATGTACGCTAAAACTATGGCGGACGTGTGGCGTACGCGTGACATTAATATGTTTAGTCAACGTACACCTGTTGCGATTGCGTCCTCTGACGATGAAAAGCTTAGTTATCAAGTTCTCGGTGATGAATACTCCAACTATGTTCCTGTCATTAAGATTAGTGATACAATCAACATCAAGAATTTACAGGCTATATCATTAGGTGCGCCTTATGTTGTTGACAAGTTGGAAGATGAACTTTCCGTGTTGTGGGCGCGTGTGCTAACTGATCTTGGCTATGAATCGAACCCATCAGAAAAAAGAGAAAGACTGATATCTGATGAAGTTGCCGGGAACAACGGTCACACAGAGGGTAATCGAAATATAGCTCTAGCACTAAGAGAACGTGCAATTGACGCTTGCAATAAATTGTTCGGATGGGAAGCGAAAGTGGAATTTAGATCGAACCTACCAACACCACTGAACGCGCCAACACAGTTTATGTCAAACATTGACAGAAAGGGTGATGTTATTGAGTAAGTATACCACAACTATATATAATATACTTCAAAACATTGTACCAAACTCGGAGAGCCTATCACCGGGTGAACTGGTTGAGAATGGTGTAAACGCTTTTTTCGACTTCTCATTTCCTTGGTACAACAACACAGGTGATGGAAAATCTGAGTTTATGAGCGCATACTTAACAAGGTATTTGAATAATGAAATCGGACAAGAAACGTTAGGCATGCACAAACAATTTTTTAAAGGGTTGATGTGTGAAAGCATGGAAGAAATGACTCAAAAATATAGATTGCTTGGTGGTATGCCTAACGTTGCGGGAGAAAGGATAGTGAAACACAATGAAAGCATAAACGACACAGAGACAAGTAACACAGATGTAAAGCAAGATGTAGTATCTACAGATACTTCAAATCAGAAACAAAACTCGCAGTCTATTCATTCAGATAACCCACAGGTCACATTTAGCACAAATGACTATGCCTCTGAAATGGATAGAGGTGAAGCGACCACAAACAACACCACAAATACAACAAGTAACTCATCAGGGAAAAATAACAGTAACCGTGTAGGAAACACAATCAGGACACTCTCTGAAAATGAAACAGACACACGCAATAGTGAAAAATATTTTAAAGCAATTTCTGAGGGTACATATTTAATCAACACAATACTGTTAAAACGCTGTAGAAGATTGTTTATGCAAGTGTGGTAAAAGTGAGGTGATAATATGGAAATAACACCATTAATTAAATTGAATTGTTGTAATCTACCGTCAGTGTATAACGACAAACAGTCGTACTATGAGGTATTATGCTATCTCGAAAATAAGATAAATGAATGTATTTCTAGCATCAACAATTTCACAGATGCGTACAAAGATTACACGGACACGCAAATTGCTAAACTAAAAGAAAGACTTGAAAGTGAAATACGTTCCCTTGAAGAGTATGTGGACAAACATGTTGCTGAGTTTAAAGGGTATGTTGACGAAAAAATTACTATTGTTGAATCTGATTACAACGAAAAAATAACAAAACTTGAAGTATCAATAAACAAGAAAATAAATGATATTTCGAATTCATTGACAGAATTGACAAAAACCATGTACCGCCTAAACGCTGAAACGTATTCATACATCAATCAGCAAATTGATAGATTAATTGATTATGTTGACAAGTACGTCTGCGAGAATATACAGTGTTATAATCCGGTCACAGGACAATATAACAACATATGTAAAATTCTTGGTGATATTTATGACTCAGCGAGATATTGCGGAATAACTTGCGATGAATTTGACGGTTTGGAGCTGAGCTGTAATAGTTTTGAAGCGCTAAACATGATGGCACACGATTTTGATTTATACGCCGGGTGCAAATTAATCCCGTCAAGTCAGTTATATATGTTCTCGCCACTCACAGGTGAATACGTATTCTATCAAGATGTGATTTATCAGTTGGCTGAATTACACAGCAACGCACCAATTACAGTTAACGAGTTTGATGGCATAACATCACTAACGTGTAATACCTTTGCGGGTTACAACATGACGACATACACGTTTGATAACACAGCAAAAGATATATTAATGTAAGGAGAGATTATTATGAGTAGTACAAACAAAACAGCAAACTATAAATTGTCACAGTATATCGGAACGGACAAACCTACGTACCTTGGTGATTATAACGGTGATATGTTAAAAATCGACACCCAGTTGAAAGCGAACGCAGATTCCGCGAGCAATGCAGCGAGTGCTGCGGGTGCAGCTCAGGCTGTTGCAGATAAATCATCGAAAGACGTAAAGTCTTTAAATGACTCTGTAACAGCCAACAGTAAAGATATTGCCGGTTTAAAGACAAAAAACGCACAACAGGACGTATCTATTCAGAACGCAACAAATTCGGCAAGTTCAGCACTGAACAAGTCAAATCAGAATGAGCAGAATATTACGGACATTAACACACGTAATCAGTGGGTTTATGGGACTGACATTCACAACACAGGACTCGCTAACTATAAGTCAGGTTCATGGAACTGTTCATATAACAAGTTTTCAGGATTGCTAAGCGTTGATGGACAGATTGAATTTTCTCAGGGGTCAACTATTTCCAATACTACAACAATCGCTACAATCCCTGATGATATTATGAAAATGATTAGATTATCAGGATATAGAACAATTTGGAATTCTTTATTTGTGACAAGAGCGGACAATACACTGGAAGTTAACAATTTGTACTTGAATCAGAACGGAAGCATCACTTCAAAAGCAACGTTAAACAATACAACGTATATAGATATTTGTATTATGCTTAACACTTCAAATTGGTCGTTATAAACGCAATCACACTGTAAATGTTATATGCGGATGCCACATCACACGGTGTCCGCATTTTTTATGTGTACAATAAACAATTAAGCAATCGTTTAATCGTATGCTGTACATTGTATACAATATTCAATTAAGCAATCGTTTAATTGTATGCTGTACATTGTATACAATATTCAATTAAGCAATCGTTTAATCGTATGCTGTAC